CAGGTGTGCGGCCTAGATAGACTTAATCGGAGATAAACACACTCGGGGCGCACCTACTGGCGTTGCCCGCGTAGTTCGCGTTCACGGTGCCGGATGCGTTGACAGACCACACACTGCCCGCGTTGTAGCGGTAAGCCGAACGGCGGAAACAGTACTGCGCACTGGTGGGCGAGTTGAGTGCGTACTTGATAAGTCTGGGGTACGTTGCGATAGTTGGAGCGGGCGAGGTCCTGCCCAACAAACGCTTATAATATTCCCAGTACTCCCCTTCTTTGCCTGCAAACTGTGGAACACAGTACATCTGTTCAAGGGATGATAAGAAAACTCGATCGTAAGTAACATCGTCCTCGTTGCCTTCATAGTTGTTTGTAACTGTAACTACCTTGATCGGCTTAAAGTAACGATATACCTCTTCAGCATATCCATGCAGAAATCCGTCTGTGCTATCCGCCTGGCTCGGTTTTACATCCCATTTTTCTTGTGGCGTCCACCATGTCCCCTTTTCTCCGGTTGCATTGAGGAACTGGCGCATATTGGAAGTTTTCCAACGGTTATGCCCAAACGCTACTCTGTGCCAGTGGTTAATGTTGCCCGTCCCGTCAGATACTCCAAGAAACGTGCCAGCATTGCCTTCTGTCGGGGTTACGCTATACTCTTTCGTAAGACTTGCCCCGCTTGAATAAATATCGAGTGTCCCGCTTGTTACAAGGCTGTCATAACCGACAGATTTCCGGATCTGATAGCCTGCGGGAAGAGCCTGGTCTAATGTAAACTGAATATTCTTCTCGTTGTTGCCGCCCCATGAGTCATTTTGAATAGTGAAATAATATGTCCCGGCTGGTAGTTCTTCTGTGTCGCTTTGGAAAATAGCTTGCGCCAGGCTAAAAGGCATCCCGTAAGGAATAGTTTTATCCCACTCAAAAAAGCACCCATGGATAGTTTCGCCATCTTCTAATAACTCATCGGATTCATGGCATAAATTCATCTCCGGATTATAGTGAGTGTCCCCATCTACCCATTCGGGGTGAATCCCGTCCCCGTAATCCATTACCTCTAACAATTCGCCATTCTTTGCGAGAATAGCAACAGATGCCACATCAGTAACCAATTCCGCTCTCTTGTCGGAAGCTAAAAGGTCCACGGCTGAATTAAGATGCGACAAAAGGTGGTTAGTTGCCTGAAGGGTTTCGTCTAAAACTATAGGCTTAATAATGTCACTCATAAACATTCCTCCTTATTATTCGGCATATTTGACGCATAGTTGCCCATTGGAAACAACTAGGCCAAGGCTTGTTAACTCGTTACCCAAGGTTACCCTTGCAGTGGTTTCCTCTTGTAAATCTTCCTTTAAATCATCAATCGCATCCCCGGCCGCCTTTGCGTCTGCCGCCATTCCTGCAATGGTCAGTGTGGTGTCAGTTGTCGATGCCAAAGCATATGTTTCATTAATTGCGGCAACTAAGTTATTTTTGCTGGTTGTATTAAGTTCGGAAATGTCTCCTACATCCGAAACAATGTTTTCCAGAACTTCGACTGCGGATGTTTCCTGCCAGTCATTTTCGTCCCATGTGCCCGTTGTGGCTGTGGTACACTGATAAACTTTCCCGTCATAACTTACAATGTCACCGACGGAATAACTCTCGGTTGAATCATAGGCGGTTGCGATATGACCTACTACCAACCGTTCGATGATGGTTTCAAGTGCTGTCAGGTCTGCTTCTGATTCGACTGCTTCGAGTGCAAGATCCCGTCTGACAACAAACGGAATCTCATAACTGGTAATCGCGTCACCGTCCTCTAAAATCTTAACCTGAAAACGGCTTGTGCCATTCTCCGCTAACATCTGAGCGGTCAGGTCAATCTGGATCTGCGTCGTGCTGATAACCGATCCATAGCAGGTCGCCACCAGTCCCGAAGGCTTGTACATATACGCCTGCACGGTGGCAGTGGCTGCGATCTCGATGTCCACCAGATTACAGGTCAGTCGACGCAGTTCGTCCCCCTGTACCACGACTGAGACCTGTTTCGGGCCTTCCGAAAGAAATCGCAGATTCAAAATTTTTTCAATCATGTTATACACCTCTTGATTCTTCGGACGTTCTGCCCGATTTACTTATATCTATATCCTGACTTGCGACTTTATAGACTCCGTCCAGTCCCTGTCCCGGGTATTTGATCCGTACAAGATCGCCCGGAAGAACATCCGGATGGAATCGCCTGTCGTAATCAATTTCCTGTGATGCGGTTTGAAGTTCCTCCAGTCTCCGCTGTGCGTAATCCGCTATAGATTCCCCTGTATTCAGATCGCAGTCCGTTTCCTGTTCCCAGATCTCGCGACCTCTTACAACCGTTGACAGGGGCGAATCCGGATCGTCGTCCCTTGCGATGGCTGTCATGTCTTCGGAGATTGCCCTGAATACATTCGGACAGGAAAACCAATCATAGGTCAGGCTGACCTCCGTCTCTAAGCAGTCGTATTCCTCAGCGTCAAACCTTGCGGAAACTTCCACCGCCTGCGGACAGATATGGATGGTTCCGTCTCCCGTGATCCGCAGTCGCCAGTTGATGGCATCCAGGATCTTCAAGGCCATACTGAGGTTCGTTTCGTCATCCTCTGCGATGATAGACTCCATGAGAACCGGAGAACCTTCCGTGATGACCTTCGGGGCCGGTGTGACGTTTAACAATTCCGCAACCTTGCCGGCTCCGTCTGATCCGCCGGAAACATACCAGCCACGGGGCAGATATATATCCTGTGCCGGTTTCAGCACGGAATAGCATTGTACCGGTGTTTCGATCAGCGCCCCCTTGATGTCCTTATCCGGAACTGATGCAAGACCCGTGAACAGGGCGACGTGTGAGGCCGCCCCATTCTGCCGGGTATCCATATAGATACGAACCCAGCGTTCTGCTGTTTGGTCATAATTTACACAATCCACATCTGCGGATTCTTTTAATTCCGAATCATCGTCTTTGCTGACCTTGCCGCCAGTCACTTCGATTCGTGAAATGTCTTTCCATGTGGGCGGATCTACCACGGAGAGATATACAGAACTTGAAAAACCTTTTGACCAGTCCATGTTATACCTCCCATTCTGCCAGCGTGACGCCGTCCGGCTCTTCTGGATCTACCCGTGTAATCGAGAGATTAAAACTCACGACTTTACCGGCGGAATCATAGCCGCGATCCTCACTGACTTGCACGTCCGCTGCAAAGCTGGAACCGTCGGGAGTCCGCACGTTACAGATCCCCGTATACGTCGCCAGTCGTCGCATGGCTTCGATGGTGTCCAAATCATCCGGCATGACCAGAACCGCTTTGACGCTTGCCTTCCGATGTGTCGCAGGATTCCAGTCGCCCTGCACGGAGCCGCCCAGATATGTGGTTTCAAGGAAGTCCTTTTCCCATGAGTGGGATGTTGTCAGATTATGTTCCATTTCCACGCGTTCGCCATCAAAGTCGATCACGGCCTTGTCAACCGGCAGATAATCATTGTCATCCAGATCTAGATCGATCCATGCCATCGTTCCGTCTGCGGTGATATAGTCGCCGTTTGCCGTCCTGTACACGATTCTATGCCCGCCGGTCTGCCCGAAAGCGGGATAAGGATCTACGTAAGTAGTACCGAAAGCGGCGTCTTTTACGATCAAAACGGGGCGATCAGCTGATAATCGGTAAATGTCGCAGACGTCACCGGAGACCCATCCGTCCGGAGCCACGGGCGTAATCTGAACAATGTAATTATAATCATCCGTCCACACCTCGCCCTCCGGAACAATCGCCTGATTCGTCCAGTGAACTTCGAACGGGATCTCCGCGGAATCGCTCTGACCGTAGTCATCTGTCACGGTGGCAGTCAGCTTATACTGTGCGCCGTCGTCCAGTGGCCCGATCAGGTTCTCAATGTCGATTGTGATCTGATCCTCTCCGATCTGCTCCCAGACAGTAACCAGTTCGCCCTTGTAGGAAAAGATCTTTGATTCGTCGGGCCGTTCCATGGTGTAGTCCGCGTCCCTCTCGATCGTCAGTCGCGTTGTGCCTGTTACGTCTGCGCCTGTGATGGTCGCAGTCAGTGGCATGACGGTTAACGCAGTCACGGTTCTGGTGTTGCTGTCGTCATCTGTCAGCGTGATCGTCTGTAGTGATGTGTTGGTAATCGTACACGTTACCGGTTCCGCGATGGTCACGGATACAGGATCGGACCAGTCGGATCTCTGACCGGAAGCGGATACCACGCGGACGCTCAGCGAATACGTTGTGCCGGTAGTCCATCCCAAATCAGAAACAGATAAATCAATCCGCTGTGCCGTGTCTGCCCTTGCGAGCACATCGCCATAGGTGTATGTCGTGCCGCTGATCGTCACCAGACAGATTTCTGCGTATGCCTGCGACGTCCCGTCGGTGGTGATGTATCCCCATTTTGCCACCAGTGTGTCGGATTCTGTCGCAACAGCCTTGTCCAGTGTCAAAGTCGGAACCGATGGCGCGGACGCCAGGTCAACGCTGACCGTGGTTGAATACGGGCCATAGGTAATATCATTACTGGATTTCAGCCCCAGCCGTACGCGGAAATACCACTTGACGCCGGTCTCCAGGTCACTGATCCGCCAGCGTGCCGCGTGACTGTTATCCAGTTCATAAGTATCCGGTTCGTCGGTGCTTTCCCACGCGTTCGGATTCTGTGACCAGGACAGCTCCGCCACGTCTGCGTTCGTCCACGTCCAGTCCCATGTCAGGATGACTTCGCCCTGAGTGTCCGCGATAGATGCGGAGACATTCGTCGGAGCTGAGGGCAGCGTATTCGCCATCCATACGGTTTCAGAGACCATGTTTGGCGTGATGGAATAGGCATAAACGCCATCCGCCCGTGTGGTCTGTGTATATTCACCCTGGAAGGCGTACACGCCCACGATCTGCTGTGATCCGCCGTCATCCGGATATGGTACAGTCACGGAGCTTGATCCGTTTGTGATAATTCCGATTACCACAGGATCAGTTACGTCGGATTTGTAAACCACTGCCAGATGCGCGTCCGGAACTGTGCTGTTATTGGTCGCTGTCACCACGGCCTGTGTGCTTAATGTCACAGATGGCGTTCCCGGAGCTTTCAGCGGGCCTTTCTGAGCTAACGCCCAATCAGAATATGCTTCGTTTGCGTCGTGGATTGTTGCCACGCGTACCCATAAACATTGATCCTCTTCCACTGCGTCCGTAATCTGTCCGTGCCATGCAGCGGCTCCGGAGACGTCCACGGATGTAGTGATGTCCTGCGCCTGAATGCCCGAAGGAACTGCCATTCCCGTGGCAGGAACCCCTATGCCGTACTGTACTTTTGTAGAGTCAATCGGGTGTGCCTGCGTCCACGTCATTGTCCATTTGGCGGTCAGGTCAGTGTTGGTTCCGTCAGTGGTGGCGGACACATCGCCCATGACTGCCTTGTAAGGTGTAGCGTAAACATGTTTGGCATATCTCCAGCCTTTCGCTCCTGCAGGTCCACGGGAACAGACACGGAACCATCTTGTGTATGATGCCGCCGCCAGAAGGGTCGAGTCCTCCGTCACGGCTCTGTTCGCGCTGGCGCCTCCCGTATTGGTCAGCCATCCGATATTCGATGAATTCCACGCCAGCTTCGATCCGTCTGTCTCATTGGATTCCTTAACAAGGATCGACTCCCACTTGACATCGTGGAAAGGTCTGTTTCCTGATGTGCTTGTGTCCGTCTGCCATGTGAACGTTGTTTGATTTGTAGCTGTCAATTCTGTTGTCAGTGACTTCGGCGTGTACGGTGGCTGAAGTGTAAGGGTTTCAGTTTCCCATGCTGACCAGCCGGGATTATGGGATTTGCCCTTCTTGGTATAACTTCCGCGATTACCACGGACGCGAACAGATACAGATGTCAATTTCGGTTTCCCTGCGTATGGGTAATAATTCTCCGCTGAATACGTCCAGAACTTGATAGACCGCGTCCCCGCCTGAACTGCATTTCCAGACCATGATCCGCTATTTATCTTCTTGTTAAACTGTTGCCCATCACTGTAATTCTTATCCCCGCATTTCCATGACGCGGTGAATGCCGTCCCGTTTCTCGCGATGGACAGTCCTGTTGGTTTTACTGATTTCGACATTTATGCCATCCTCGCTTCCATGGTTAATGTACGGGCGAATCTGCGCGCCCAGTCTTCGGGATTCTCTGCGCCGTCTACGGTGATGTAATTGGTGACGGTCATTCCGCCGCCTCCGGTCAGTTCTTTCAGTTTGTTCTCACCCAGAAGAATTTCGGGCTGAGCCGCGTCACCGACACCGATGATTTGCGGAAATGTAAATCGTGCGCCCAGCTCCGCCGCCTTTGCGTACCATCTTGTTGATACGGACGGAACAGATTTCGTTTTTGCGTTAAACGATCCGGACATGGAAAAATGCGGAACCGCTATATGATGATTAAACGAGAATTTTGTCGATGAAAATGTATTCCTTAATTTGTTAATGGCTGCTTTCGCCGTGGTCTGCGTCTTCGACATCATCGACTTCATGGCATTCGGCACAGTTGCAGATCGCATCGCCGCCGCAGATGTTGTCACCATGGACTTGACTCCGCTTCCGATCGCCTTCATAGATTTTGCCGCGGTTGTTCCGGATGCTCCCATCGTCTTTAATGCCTTACTGATTGAAGTAAACGCAGTCGCTCCGGACGCCGCTTCGCTGGCGGATTTTGCGACAGCTCCAACACCGGCAGCGGTTGCCGTCAGTGTCGTTGCCAGTTTTGCCGCTCCGACTTTCGCCAGGGTTTTGACGCCACTCGCCAGAGACTGGAATCCCGTGCCTGCGTCTTTTGCCGCGCTTCCGATGGAATCAAAAATTCCGGCTACGGAATCCAGAACACCGGAGATTCCTCCGGATATGGCGTCAATTACCTGTGTGATGCCGCCTGATATGGTTTCAATGACTCCGCTGACCGTGGTTCCGATATTAGTCACGATGGAATTGATCTGTGGTGCGTTCGCAGCCACGACACTGACCAGCATCGTAATGGATGCTATAACCGCAGAGATCCCGGCACACGCTAACGCAACGCCTCCGCCGATCATGAGCAGCGACGCACCGAAGGCCGCGATTCCAACCGCGCCTGCGGTCAATCCCGGACCAACTGCGGACGCGACTGCCATCAGCGCACCGATACCGATCGCCATTCCTGCCAGAACTCCAATCGCCGGGGCACCTGCCGCCGCCACACGAATTGCGGAATCTGCCAGGGTGTTGACTGCCTGCGCCGCGATCCAGAGAGCTGCAGCCGCTGCGATCATTCGCAGGGCCTGTCCTGCCATGACTCCGATCGACGATCCCGCGCTTGCTACGGGTGCGCCTGCTGACGATGCCGCGCCTCCGATACTGCCCAGACCACCGGTCAATGCTCCGATGCCGCCAGTGATCGCTGAAATTCCTCCGATGATCTTGCCGCCGATTACCAGAAGCGGACCTGCAACCGCTGCCACTCCGGCGATCTTCAGGATCATGTCCTGCATTTCCGGCGAGAGTCCATTCCACGCTTCGGATGCTCCGGAAACTGCTTTCCCGACGCCTTCCATCGCGTCTTTAAGCATAGGTGCCGCCGCGTTTGCGATGTCTGCACCCAGCAGCTTGATTTCATTCATGGTCGTCTGGAATTCTTCCATCGGTGACATGGTCCCCGCGAAGGTTTCGTCAACAGATCCCTCGAAGTCTCCCAGCGATGTGGTAAAATTCGCAAGATCTAATCCGCCGTTTTCGACTGCGTTCGCGATCGCACCGCCGGCCCTGGTTCCGAATAGCTCGTAAGCCGCTTGCAGTTTCTCGGTTTCGGTTCCGTTTCCCTGCATGGTTTTCTGGAAGTTCGCCAGAGCTGTGTCAAGATTCACGCCGTCTTTCGCCGCGTTTTTCATCGCAGTCTTTAATCCCATCATGGCCGTGGATGTATCCATACCCGCCATGGATGCGGATCCAAGGAAGGCCGCGGCGTCTTCTGCGGACAATCCCATTTCCTGGAACTGCTTCGCGTTTGCGGCGACCTGATCCGCCAGCTGTCCGACGTCAACACCGGTCTGTTGTCCGACGGTGTTCAGGGCGTCCAGGACGCTTCCGGCGTCTTCTGCCTCCAGTCCGAATCCGGCCATCATCTTGCTGACGGAATCCACGGACGCAGAAACGTCCTGATTATTCAGTTTTGCAAATTTGACGAACTGACCTGACAGGCCTTCAAGTTCCTTGCCAGCGACTCCGAATCGCGTATTGACCTCGCCGATCGCCGCGCCCGCAGTTGCAAAGTCGGTCGGAATGGACGTCGTGATATTTTTCAGAATGCCCTGCATTTCGTCGAGTGCATCCCCGGATGCGCCAGTCTTTTGGACGATGGTATCCAGTCCCGTATCGACTTCTTTCCAGGATGCGATCGCCGCTGTGCCGACTGCCGTCAGTGGAACGGTGACGCCTTTTGTCATGGCGGCTCCACCCCTGGTCATGGCTTTCCCTAGATTCACAGACGCAGACTTTCCGATCGCGGTTCCTGCCTTCGCCCCAGCCGGACCCGCCGCGGCTGTCAGATCGTTCGTGATCGTCTGTTGCGCTCCGGACAAAACCGGAACGACACTAATCGTCGCTTGTGCTATTTCCGGCATGTTTTTTCCTCTTTTCTTCGATCCATGCTCTCAGTTCTTTCGGCGGAAGCGGTTCTGCACCGAAGTGCTGTTCGTTGTCCTTCTTTACTCCCGGTCTGGGATATGGTTTCGGACTCTTTGCAGGCTTCCGCGATCCAATCGCCACCAGATTGGCGTTGATTTGCGCGAGCTGATCCCATAGATCTGCCAGTATAATGTTGGTTTTTGTACGTGATCCCCACTCCGCACGATCTGGATGCAATTCTGCTACCAGTGCGGATTCAGGACGGGCGAAACGTAAAAAAGATTCGAGAGCAGTCCATGACAGACTGCCCCCGATGTCGTTCAGTTCATGACCGGTCTGTGTGACCAGATCATATTCTACTGCCTCGCGATGCTCGTTAATAAACCTCGCAAGGCTTACGATTCCCCCACGGCGTCAAGGCCACCCGATGCCCTGATCCATGCGTTCGTAATGGCGTTGTAATCGTCAATTGTGAGAGTATCCGCGATTTTCTTCGGGATGTATTTCTGAAAGAATGCACGCGTCCCTTCGGCCGTGTCGAGTGGTGCGGCTTCCTTCGGTGTCAGGCTTCCGCCTAATGGGACCTCAAACGTCTGATCGTCAATCGTTAAGCTCCACATTTTCGGCTTTGTTCGCTGTAAAATAAATTCACTCATTATCGTGTCCCTCCCTTGTTAATTCGGCCATTGGATATGCTTAGCCTGTTATGCCGTCGTCCAAGATCAGCTCGAATCCTTCGCCCAGTGCGGTGATGGTCGGCGTCCAGTTGATGGATGATCCGGGAGCGAATGCCACGTTATCAACTGCGGTCACCTGTCCGCGTGTGCATCCGATGGCGATCATGTCATCGCCGTCTTTCATGAGCCAGAGGAACGCCTCTTCCTCCGGAAGCTCTGCAGCGGAGAGATTCACCTTGACCAGCGCTCCGTGTGATGAGGTCGCCGCTGTGGTTGTGACATTGTCAGAACCCACGACTGCCTTCAGTGCCTCTTCGGTTGTGTCCATGATCGGGGACTGAATCGTTTCTGTATGCTCAGTCAGGACGATTCTTTTTACCACATTCGCCCAGTTCCGAAGAACCTCTGTTGATTTATCTGTTGCCAGTGTGATGCCGTCCGCAGTCACGTCTCCGATCTCTGTCCAGGAAGAGGACAGGGTTTCCGCCGGATAGGTCGGGAGCGCAGTTCCTGCGGGAGCATGATAAAACATGCCAGTGGCAAGACCGATACCTAATTTCGTATCCATTAAATTACCTCCACTTTTTGCTGATGCGCAATAACGCTGATCCGCGCCGAACACATCACAAGATCCGGTCGCACAGGGTCCTGACCCCACGAACCGGATGTGTTTTCAGTTACGTACCTGATTTCGGTGGTCTGGTTTTTCGCCACCTCTTTCAGAATACCTTTTGCTTCGTTTAAGTAGTCGATTGCTTCCGCTTCCGTGCTTGCCCTGGAATCCAGGACAACCTCGAAATAATCAATGGTCTGCCTTTCCGTTCCGCCCACAAGTGTGATCAGAATATTCGGAAGTGCGAAGTCCTCCGGAAGCGGTCTGCAGTAAACCGTCATGTAATCCGCTAAAGCGACGCGGATCTCTTCCTCGATGTCAATTGACTTATTGATGGTCATCCGCTCACCGCCTTACTTAAAATTTTATTCCATCGTTCCTCGTTGGATGATTCTTCGTCGTTGGGGACAACGTGCGCGACAGGACGCGTAACACCATACTGTTCGTCCAGGAATTTCGCCTCGTTGGACATTTCCACATGAAATCCGGATCCGCGTTCCAGCATATTCGAAGCGCGCCCTGCGATGGTCTCCGCTTCGGACTGAACCTTTCCGGATAACCCCTGCAGACACTCCGCAAAGCCTTCGGGAAACCATTTTGTGATTCTGATCTGCGTACTCATCCGCGCCACCTCACAAGATTCAGGTGGATGTGATCCAGTCCGCCAGTCGCTGAAGGCCAGATCAGTGGGTCTCCGTTTATCGTGTAGACGTTTCCGCCATAGGAAATCCGGTCTCCTGCCTGAATGTCAGCGCCTGCAGGCACGTATGCGGTCAGACCGTCCATAATACCCAAAACCCTGCCGTCCTGCGACAGGCTTGTGGATGCTGGCTGAACCGAACACCCGGAGATTTCCAGCGTGTCGACATTGTCCCAGTCCTGTATCGCAGATCCTCGCGACGTCGTCGTTCCCGGCCTGATCCGGGTAATTGATTGCGTCCAGAATGAAAGCAATTAAAACACCCCCTGCAGTCGAAACGGTGCCAGAACTTCCTTGTTATCATCCGGAAGTGCCGTTGCCCTTGCGCTGTTTATCCAGTTTGCGTTATAAGTAACTGATACGCCGCCGGAAGCCTCTGACGTAATACCGGCCGGAACTGCTACGGAATGGATGACACGGTGAGCGATAAGCTCCTTGACCGTGCTCATCATGTCTTCGGTCAGACCGGCCGTGTACTGAATAGCGACCTCTGTATGACGCGGAAGGATGTGCCGGCTGATTCCATATACACGCAAAAGACCGTTCGAGTCTATGACATAGGACTCATGTCCGAAACCGCCGATCATCACGCTCTCCACTGATGAGACGAACCGGGCAGGAAGCTGAATCAGCATTTCACCCCTGACCCATGTTATCCGCTCATCATACAGTGTCGTTTTCATTTCGCACGCAAGAGACGGGGACAGGTGCCACCCGACATAATTTCGAATGGCACCACAGGCAGCCTTGATTTCTCTGCCGATGCGCTCGGTCTCTAATGCGTACTTGTTGGCCGTGAATTCATCGAATTCGGCCTGCGTAAGCATATCTTCCAGAACCGTTGCGTCGGGATCAATGATGGAATAGCCCCATGTCGTGAGAATCATTTCTTATCCGCCTTCCTCGCTTTGTTCTTCGGTGTGGTCGTTTTCTTTTTCGGTACAGTCTCAATCTCCACAGCTCCATCAGGCTGCTCCCCCTCGACGAACTGGAATTCTGCACCGTTATAGATATATCTTTTTAACAAATCTCCCACCCCTATCAATGATCAGGAAGAAGCCTTTGTGAGCTTCTTGAATCCTGCAGGACGTCTTACAGCCAGTGCAAGTCTTTCCTCTGCACGGATGGTCATAAGGTTCTTCACGAAGTCGTCTTCGTTGGTGTTGACTGCCGCAACAGATACGCCGCCCTTCTGAACAACAGAACCACATGTCTTAAATGCGCCGATCACGATGGTATTAGCGGAAACTGCAGTAGTCACACATACCGGGATTCCCCATAAATTAGGAATGTTCTGTGCGCCAAAGAATCCGCCACCGAAATATTCGCCGGTTCCGGAAGCCTTAGCTACACGGAGCAGGTACCAGTCAGCCGGATTGATAACGATAGCATCAGCGGCAAAGCCGGACTGCTGCTGTACGTCCATAGCAGCCTGAAGGATAGCATCTGCAATGTCTGTTGCTGTAGCTGCAGCGGCATAAGTTCCGGTCTGGATTCCGGAAGTTCCAAGAAGGTCGGTCACCAGAGTGTTCTGCTCAACCAGTCCGAGCTCATACAGAAGACGTCCGTTAATGGCGGAAGCCAGGAAGGGATAGTCATCGATGTATTCCTCAGACTCCTTGATGTGGCATGCGATCTTCTTCAGGGTAACGGTCTTGACAGTCGGGTCTGCGAAATGAACCTGAGGCTTCTCAGCACCTTCTGCAGTGACAGCCGGTGCGCCCTGGATGGCACCCTCTACCAGATACTGCAGAGTAGAACCGGAAATAGTCTCGGAACCGAACAGGTCACGGATGACCAGTGGAGTCCGTGCGGCAGTTACCACGTTGCGGTCAAATGTAGTTGCCCAGTCAACTGCAGCAACGGGGCTGGTCTGTGTATCCGTTGCGGCCTTGGTGAATGCCGGAGCGGACAGGTCAAAACGCTTTGCATGGTTGCTCTCTTTTACAAAATTTACAAAGTGCTCGCCGATGTTTGTGGCTTTCTTTACACTCATGTCTTCCTCTTTCTTGCCGATCATGGCAAGTTTGGCAGCTGCTTTTTCAGCTTCTTTGATGGATCTTTCCAGTTCCTCGATCTCGTCATTGAGTGCTTTGATTTTTGTGGAATCGATTTCTTCAGCCTTCAAGGCCTCGTCGAGTTCTATAACTTTTGCATCAAGTTTTTCTTTTAACTTCATAACTTATTCCTCCGTAAAATCTCTATTGATCTATTCAACTCAGAATTGCTTCCCTTCTGATCCTCCGGTGCCCCGTTGTCTTCCAGTCCGTCCTCTTCCTCGTTGTCTAAAACACCCTGTAAGAGTGTAATAGCTTGTCTGATTGCCTGCTCGTCGGATTTGCTGTTCCTTCTGCCGGCTTTGATATCTGTTACCTCTGCTCTCGGATTTGCCGGGATCGGCACGATGGAAACCTCAAACAGATCGAGTTTTCTCAGTTCCTGTGCTTTTGTACCGTCTTCCAGGGTAACGATCTCTGCATCCAGGATGTCGTAAGCAAAGCTGAACTGATAAACCACGCCAGACTTGACGATTTCGCGCTTTTCCTGCGCTAATTGGGTATTAAAAAAGCTCGCTGTCATCAGCGGGCCTTTCTCTGTGTCTTCAATTGAATCGACCTTGCCGATAATCTGATCCAGATCGTGATTCCAGCAGAGCGGGAACGGATGTCCGGATTCCTCACGAGCCTTAATCGTTTCCGTGAAAGCTCCGGGCGCGATGATATCGCCATATGAATCCGGCTTGCGGTCGTATGTGGAGAAATATCCGGAGATCGTTCCGGCATCCTTTTCGCCCTCGGATTTGATTAGGGCAAATTCTTTATATTTATGTTTCATGATTCTACCTTTCTTACCAGAGTAGTATTTCTCTATTCCGTCAAATGTCTGTTGTGGTCTGCCGTCTTGCTTAGCACGTTCCATACAAATCTCATAGCCTGGATCGAGCTCGACCACTTCAGCATTCGCTTCTGCATACCGCTCCATATGGTCTTCGGATGGTGTCGTGTGAATAATCCAAGACTCTGCTTCCGGGTCTTTTAGGGCGATAGATATCGCGCCTTCTCTCGCTTCGAAAGCCGCCTGTTTCACAGCACCCTCAGCCGCATGGCTGTTTGTAGCACCCAGTGCCAGAGCAATCAGATCATAATCCACTCGAAGATCGCCCTCTCCGGCGTTCTCCTTCACATATGTCGATTTCCCCGCACACGGCGGGCCAGTAATTACATGAATCATACTGTAATGATCACCTCCGTGCTGCAGTTACATCCACAGGTCGTATCCGGATCACCGTTCTCATCACCTGGCCAGAAACAGCCATTGGAGAACGGCTGGTCAACGGGAACCACCTGCCCATTCATCGCTTCATGCTCCGGTCTCGGATTCGTTCCAGTCACCCAGACCTTTTCGACAGTCTTCTCAATGCCCTGTTCCGCTGCCTGCGCGGGTGCTTCATGGACCGCCGCCCATCCGGCTGCGGTTCCGGCGAGCATTCTCCCGTACATAGCCGCGTCGCGGTTCTGCCTTGTCTCGAATACCTTCGCGGGTGTTTCGTCGCTGTCGATGGAGTCTTCTAATTTCTTCCGGGTCCCTTCATTGATCGCATTCGCTCTGCCTTCCGCCAGCGCCCGGAGATATTTCCGGGTTCGGTCGGTGTCGTATCTGGATCCGATCGCGTCGGCGACTTCTTTCCCGTGTCGGTCCGCGATTTTCTGGATAATCGGATCGAGATCGTCGGCCAGTTCTTCATTCCATCGATCTTCGTCCCACCATCGCGCCGCCTTTGCGCCGATCTTAGGAAGGATACTGTCCGCCTGACGTTTCCAGAACTTCGAGAGAACCGCGGCCATTTCTTCGTCTTCCTCTTTGCTGGATCTGGTCTTGATCCGGATCGGTTCTGCATTCTTATGGCGGATCTTGACCGGATTCGATTTCGGGTCCATGTGCGTATCCTGTGGACTGGCCTGACCGCCCTCCACGACATTGAGCGGAGTTATGATCATCTCGCCCTGTCCATCTGGTAGCGGCGGAAGGTTGTTGTCTGCACGAGCCTCGTCCCTGGTCATCCAAGGACCGCCGACTGCACTCTGCAGAATGCTTGCCCGTTCCTCGAAGGATCCCTTTAATTTCTCAGTGAGATCAAATTCCACATACGTGTCCGGCTCCGCTCCGATCATCGGAAGCAGGAAGGCGTTTATCCTCTGTTGAAGCATCTGCAGGATCGGCCCGAGACATTCCGCATATAGTGCGCGGGCGTTATCCTTCGCGGATGCATACGTCTGCGTTGTGTTGTGCCAGATCAATGACGGGTTAACGTGATAGGCCGCCGCTACATCTTCACGGCTTAATTGCTTTGTTTCTGCGTATTGCGCTTGCTGGGCGTTGAACTGGTAGGGTTTGACTTCCATGCCGTCTTCCAGAATAGGCATCTTGCCGGCATTCTCGCCGCCTTGCCCCCATCCCTCGCGGAATGCTGCCGCAAACCGTTTCCTGGTTTGATCATCCCATGGCTGGACATTGGCCGGTCTTGTCACATAAGCATTAAACCTTCCGGAAGACCGCCATATCTCGGTCCGGAACTTATCCGCCTGGATCTGCTCGCGCAGGGTCTGCTTCAGCGCTGTGATCGGTGACTGATATCCGCCCGGGTTCCCGGGTGAATACATCCGAAACTGCACGAACTCTTTCCGCGGTATATCAATATACCCGCCTGTCCCGGCTGTAATCCGGAGGACGTCCGGCGCGTAACTGGTCGCGCGTTCGGTGTCAACCACCCATTCCTTCGGAATAATTCGCATCTGATATCCGGAATCGCTGTCCGGGTCCGGAAGTATCCAGATTGTGACCATACCCATCAAAAGCAGTTCGGTCATGATGGCCTCCCAGAATTCGTATTCTGTCTGGTCGGCGTTTGGTTTGTAAAGCAGTTTTGCCGCAGGACTTTCCCGGTCCCGCAGGCGGACGTTTTCGTCTTGTCGCTTGTAGACCTTCAGCGGTAATTGTGCGACAGATCCGGACAAAAAAGAAACCACGGCATGCAGATTTGCTTGCGTGGCGTAAAGTTCCCGGGCAGTTAATCCGTCTACATACGGATTTTCCTCCGGTGTCAAACTTACATGAATTTCAGACCTGCCGAACAACTCCCGCAACCTTGCTAATATCGGCATATTTCGCCTCCTTTACTATACGAATAAAAGTTCGGCTCCTCCCGCATATGCCGATTCGTAAATTTTAGTGTTGTCTTTTGTGATCCGCGTTGCGGCGGCGTATGCCATGATGCACGCGAACAATGGCGCGATATCGTCCGGACTCTTTACCCGGTCCGGGACCTCTGCGCCGGCTCCCAGGTGTCTGGTCTGCATCGTGTGTCCGGGTGTATCCAAAATCGGCTGCGGAAGATGGAATATCCGGACCCCTCCGCGGGGAATTCCTCCCGGCGGCGTACTGGCTGCGATACCGTCCCAGAATCGGCCCCATCCGGCGGATAGCTCCGGGCCGTCAATGGCGCATCGTTCGATTCCTTCCAGTGTGCAGATCTGTTCTGCCAATCCCGTCACAGGTGCGCCGCGTCCCTGGAAGGCCAAATTCATTTTCCCGCGTAGGCCTCTTTCCCGGAACCAGTCAATGGCCCATTCCGTACCAACGCGACGGGCCACCAGCTCAATATGGTAATTGCCATCCTCCCGCAGACCGCAGACGCCGATCGACGTCCATTTGCGGTCGTTGGATAGATCGATCCCAAAATATAATTCAGATTCCGGCGCAATCCTTGACATTGGATCCTGCCCCGCGTCCCATGTGCCGTCCGGGAATGGTTGCGGCAGTAAGGTTTCCACCCACTGACAAAGGCATTCTGTACGGAATACCGGTTCAGGGTCCGTAAGCATCGCAGATCGCAGTGCTCTTTCGGTCAGGAATCCATAACCTAATGATGGATTCGCCTGTGCCCATTGTTCTATGTCGTCGATTCTGCATTCCGGTTCCGCGGACCATTCGAACAAACCTAACGATTCGTCCATGTCTTCGCCGCCTAATGTTCCACGGGTGGATGCGATTCCGTCCGGATCACCTAATCGCGAATGTGCCTGAAGTCGAAGGTGGCGCAAAACCACGGATGTGACATCGCCCGCGTTAGATAATCCAAAAAGGATTGCTGTCGGTTTTGCCATCATGGTCTTACTGATTGCGCCCCATGCTTCCCAGTTTGTTTGCTCGCGCATTTCGTCCATCATTATTAAATCCGATGAAAGACCACGCGCTTTTCTGGTTGCGGCGATTACTTTGTAGCGGTCGCCGGTATCGAGAACTAACTCTCTTTTTCCGGTTCCTCGGTTTATCTTGTGAACCATGGAATACAATTCCGGCATTTCTTCGATCTGTGCAATAGTTTCTTCAAAAGTCTCGGTGGCTGTGTCAAGATTCTGCGCCGTCCCTAAAATCAGATGCGATTTCAGGCCATACAGAAAGAATAAATTCATCATTTTCTCGAAGAATGTTTTTCCGTTCTGTCTGGAAACAAGAATCACGACATATCGAAAACGAAACCGCCACAGATCGCCTTCTTTGATAATTTCAAGGGAATGGATCGCAAGCCACCGTTCCCACGGTAACGGCGTCACACCCAACATTTCGCAAAATTCGCAAAAATAAAACCCCAGACTGGTTTCTGGGGTCAGCTCCTGCAAAGGCGGAGTGAAAATACGCGGTTCTGTTTTTCCTTTCATTATCCGACCTTCTTTCCGGCGATAACATTCAGTCTGGAAAGAACGTCAGAACTGGTTGATGACGGCGCACCTTTTTCAACCATTTCCAGTAATTGCTTAAAAGATTTATTAAAAGATGCCTGAAGTTTTTCATATGCGGTATAGTGGGGATTTTCTCTAATGCCACATTGACCGCCGCCATTATCATATTCAATAATCAACGGTTCGTTTTCAATTTCGTTTCTTGTCTCTTCCAGTTTTTTCGCCATAAAAATGACCGATTCGGCAAGACTCACCGCTTCGTCGTGCAGTGTTCTGATTCCTGCACAGATTTCTTCAGCCTGCGACATTATGATTCACCCCCTTTCGCGAATTACAGATGATATGTGCTATCTGGACATTGTCCCATGTATGCCCGCCGCCTTTTACCATTGGAATAATATGATCGATACTGGGATATGTCGGACCAGACCATTCCGTCCATGCGTGGTCGTTCAAATTGCACATTTTTCCACAGATTTTACACTGCAGTCCGTCACGTTTAATCAGTTTTTCCAGTTTTACGGAAGGATCATATTCACATCCAAATTTTTTTGCCCTGTGTCGGTGACTGTCGCGCCGTCCTTTGTGTGAAATTCGTATAGATCGTTTTGCTTTTATATCACGGCATTCTTTAGAACACACTCCGCCGTCTCGCGCGTACCTCGTTCCGCATGATTTCGCATATTCGCGGACTGTATACGGCTCGCCGCAGATTTCACAGATTCCGCTCCGATCAAGGAAATCTTCGTGTATTTCCTTATAATGATCTTTTGACGGACGCATAAGACGTTCCCAGTCTGTTACGATCTTCCGGATCTCTACCGCGTCTTTCCGGACCTGCTTCTCCGCTTCCTGTCTTCTTAATGCTTTCTCATGTTCACATTTACGACAGATTAAATTTCCTCTTTTAACAAAATCAGCGGATCGCTCAAATTCATCCTCGCAAACTCGACACCTGATTTTGATATTACAACTTGCGTCTGTATACCCTCCGATATAATCGAATCCCAGATCATCCAACCGGTCTATTATTTTTTGTTCAGCATCTTTCCGGATTTGTTCTAATCGTTCCGGACTTATCTGTCCCCACTGTCTCCCATTAGATAATCCTCGCGTTTTTACCGATCCGTTGATCTTCGATTTAGAAACACCGAACTTTTCCGCGGTTTCGCTGACCGTGTGTCCCTGGATATAATAATCCATGGCTTCGTCGCACTTCGCTGATCGTTCCCAGATGTCGTTTCCGTCGGAAGTCGCTCCGCAGAATATACAAGGAAGATGTTTCAGCTTTCCTTTGAATATTTCTGCAACATTCCACGTTTCAAAGATCTGACCGCATTCCTTACACCGGACAATTACTTTCCGGCCACGATCGATCTCCCATATGCGCCCTAAAAATTCAAAGCATTCCGACAGTCCAAATTCTTCGAACTTCCGCCGATAGTTTTCTTCACCCTGTTTCCGTCTTGCGTTCATGTCTACCTCCCTATGGTAAACCCCTGTTTTAAGGTCCGGAAACCGTCAGGGAAACGGCTTTCGTGTTGCAATCACTATCCGGACCATATTTTTCGCGGGCAGATTTGACCACCCTCTTAAATTCCCGTTTTATTTATCCTTAC